TGATAAAGTTGCCCGCTATGGTCCCGGCATCATTCATCAATCAATCTCAAGCTGGAGTTCGTTCGGGTGCACCACAACCTCGTCGGTGGGATTGAGCGTTTTCTGATATGTGAGCGTTCCAGTCCAAAGGCAGTTCCCGCCCGTGAGTGCGTCCCACAACGACCAATGCGTTATTGTGACGGATGCCGCGCCATCCATGGTCGGGAAAAGAAGCTGCTTGGCATTCTTGGTTTTCTTGGTTGCTGCGGCCGCGAAACCAGTGCCGACCGCTGCACCTTGCGCCGCATCGAGGCGCGCATAGCCAGGCCACTTCGCGGCTGTCATTTCGGATGCGCCGGTGACGCCGGGATCGGCGGTGTGAAGCGCCAGAAATACGCGCGCCGGAGGATCGAAGGCAACGCCGCGCACGAGCTGATCGATCAGTTTGTTGCCGGTATAGGTGGTCGCAGGCATGTCACCCTCACATGTAGCTTGGTTTGGTACGGAGAGGCGCGCGCAATTGCGTTCGCGTGTGGTTCGTGCGGAGTGTGTCGAGCCCACCCTCAAACTTGGCTAGTAGCCGTGCACCAAGCTGCGGGTTTGCAAGCTCTGCATCGGGCATCAAGAGAATTTCGCCCGCTGCGCCCTGCCACAGCAATGTGCCGTGCTGACTGACGATATCGGACGGCAGCACATCGCATTCTATGCTCGGCTTGAGCCAGAGCCGCACGTGAACAGTGCACTTGTTCGCCGGATAGAGGCGTAGCGTGTTCGCTGAAAGCTGCGTGACAAAGCGTGGGATATTCTCACCGGGCTTGTCATCCATCCAGTTCGGATATCGCCGGTCCAATTCCTCGGCACGGATGCGCTCAAGCGGGCGTCCGTTCATCGTGGCAGTTTCGATGCGATAAATCTCTGCCTGCGGAACGGCCATCAGATATTCGCATGGATCGTTCTCGCCGAAGTTCAGCACATCGGTATCGCGCCATACCGGCACGGCCTCGCAAAGCTCGATGGCCTTGTCGATGATGTTGGACTCGATCAGCGGTATCGGAGCTGCCGGTGCTTGACGGCGCACACGATCCACAATCGGGTCAAGATTGACGAGCCGCATCAACCAGTCCTCCGCGCGTTCGGGCTGGAATTAGCCTCAACCTGTGTCTTGATGCCGATAGCCTGGGCGAAAGCCTGATAGTGCAGCGCACCGCGTCCGGCATCGGCGCCGGTGGCGTCCTTCGTCTGCGCGCGGTAGCACACATAGTCGATGATCGGCTCTGAATATGGCTCTGGCAAACCTACCGGCACGTCATAGGACTTGATATCGTCCGGATCGCCGGTCGGCACGATCGGTGCAACCTCACACGCAACGGTGATATCCAGTTTGCCTTTGCCGTCATTGGCCGGATAGACGAAATATTCGGTCGGGTTCTTTTCGTCGAACAGGTAATGCAGAGCTGCAGGACGCTTGCGGCGCTCGCTATGCCAGTCGGGATCGGACATATCCATCTTCTGGATGGAAACAGGGGTCACGGCCTTACCCGGTGTACCGTCCGCATTGATGTTGCGTCGGGCTGCTATGAACATCATGGGGCGTGGGTCAATGTCGGTCGGGAGCTTCTGCTTGGTGCCCTTCTCCAGATCCACGGTGATAGAGTGCGTGTTCGCCGATGGCTTCGCAATCAGGATTGCGTTGATGGCGCTGTCGATCCAGCCGGCGAGCTCCGGCAAAGGCCAGCGAACCGCTTCCGGGTCGATCAGAAGCGTTTGCGCTTTCTGTATGATTTCACTGGCCTTAACCATTCGTTAACCAACCTTACTCGGCGTTAACTTTCGTTGCAGCGTCGGCCTTTTTCGGGCGACCTGCCTTCTTCTTTTCAGGCTTTGCCACGTCGCTGGCGTCGGGCTGCGGCGTAACCGTGGTGCCCTCGCCTTCCGGTGCCTTCTGCTGCTCGCCTGGCTGACCGTTCGGCTGCTGGCTTTCATCACCCTTCTGGCCGTCCTGATCGCCATTGGCGGCGTCCGCATCCTCGCCCGCGCCGTTTTCATCGCTGTTCGCGCCTGAATTATCGCCACCGTTACCGGTGTCATCGGCGGGCTGCTGATTGCTCGCACCCGGCTCGACGATCTGCGACACGACTTCCATGTCGTCATCGTTGACGAGCTGCTCGGTCTGGACCGCATCGCCAAGGATCATGTCATCCGGCAGAAGCCGGTAATGCTGGGTCGAAAGGAAGCACTGGGCGTGAAGCTGGCTTGGCACATTCGCGACAGCGCGGCCATGTTCATCAGTGGTGAAGTTATAGGCGACGCCACCGACATAAATATCGGACTGCGGGCCAAGCAGGCATTGAATGCGAGGCATGATGTTCCCTCCGGGGTTGATGGGAAAACGGCCACGGAAAGCTTGACGCCCGCCGTGGCCGCTTATCACTCTTTCGTCTGGCGCTTCTCGCCCCGTGGATTAAGCGACAACGGTAAGAGTAATGCCGATGGCAACCGCGGCAGTGGGCGCGGTCGTAATCTTCACGCCGATCCCGCGGGCTGCGTCGTTCGACGGGATGCGATAGGCGCTTGGCTTGGTCGGGCGGAAAACCGCGTCGGCGGTCAGATCCTGCGCGGCAGCGATTTCGGCGCCGCAAGTGCGTTCGGCATCTTCCTTGCCCCAGTCGCCAGTCATCACGCCGATATCGCCGCTCACTGCGCCGTCTGCATCGATGACCGCCTCCACAGGACGGCAACCGGGCGGAATGCATGCGATTTCGACGATATCGCCCACGGCGGCAGTTGCCGGGATCGTGGCGACATAGCGCTGCGTGGTGGCATAGCCAGCGCCGCGAGGATAGGTGACAGGGGTTTTGCCCTTTGCCGCATCACTCTTGAAATGGGTCATTGTCGTAGCTCCGATGGAGAAATCTGAAATGCGACGTGCCGCCCGTCATGGGCGGCGCGCTAATCACTTCTTCTTGGGCCGGGAGGCGTAAGTATCGAGCGCGACCACGCCATAGTCACGGTCGTTGAAGCGCGTCTTCTTCACGCCGAAGATGATGCCTGCGGCAACGGTCGGTTCGTTGTCGTAGTCGCGCATTTCTTCTTTCCACGTGAAGCGCATGCCGCCGGTGGAACCATAAGCCACCACGCCGGCCTGACGGCCCATGAACAGGGCGCGTGCTGCGGGCTGCTTGCCGTCAGCGCCGTAGTCGTCGAAGCGGATCACGCGCTGATGGCTGTGCAGCACGCAATTGTTGATCATGCCCAGCCCGCCCTTGAAGATCGGATTATTCCGGCCTTCGGCAGCGGCAGCGGCCTTCTGGATTTCCAGCCAGCCTGCGGTGTCGCTCGTGCGCAGGTCGTATTCCTGGAACAGAGACATAACGCAGACGTAGTGGGATTCACCGTTGATGGTGACAGGCTGCATGTTGGCATTGTCGGGATTGAGCGAACGCATCATGCCAGCATGAACGACAGCACGTTCGATCAGGTCGCGGTCCATCTTGGACGTGGAGCTGATCGTCGCCTTGCTCTCGGCATCGCCGCCGTAAAGGATATGATCGGTGTCCGGTGCCTGAATCGGGTTCGTGGCGTGGCCGGTGTACGTGACTTCTTCGGTGAAGTCCTCATTCATGCCGCGCGCGCCGGACACATAGATGAAGTTGATTTCATCCATGTACTTCGCCCAGTATTCGGACAGGCGGGCCTTGGCCGTTTTGCGAAGGTCATGAGCGGTGCGCTTGCGGGACATTTTACCGCCAGCGGAAACCGGGTGGCGGAGCTGGTCGATCTTCACTTCATCGGAATAGAAGCGAAGCTGTTCTTCCTTGCCCTCGATGCGATTGTCGCCGGGGGTTGGTTTCTGGCGGAGCTGCGCCGACAGATCGAAATGGATCGTGTCGCCGGCTTCCTTCTCAAGATCAGTGAGGCGTTGGATGATGGCATTATCATCCTCGCCCATGAACTTGCGGGCCCAGTAGCTCTGCGTTTCAACGGAAGCGAATAGTGCGCCCGACCAACGGGCAACGGCAAGCGGACTGCCAAACGGAATCGTGGTCTTTGCGGCCATGACGTGTATCTCCGGGTTTCTCGGGCAGAAGCACGTCATGCGCAAACTGTGCGCTCATAATTACTCGCAACAGCAGGCCAATGCAATAGCGGATTTGGAGCCGCACGGCGAGTTATGGAACAGCCTTATGTCAACAAATGTAAACATCGCGGCTTCATCCGAACGGCTGCAAATTGCAGTCAATGGAGCAAAATGTGGTTTCCCAGAATCGGCCAGTTGCTCTATTATCGCTGTTGAAAGACATTGGTGATGATATGGTCGCAAAGCGAGCGCGCAGGATCGCCGATAAGCTGCGCATGAAAGCAAAGTGTCGGCGTTTGTATCCGCACGATAAAAAGGCCAGAGCGGCGGAATATCTTGCTGTTTGCTCCTGTGCCATGTGCGGTAATCCTCGCCGTTATTTCGGTGAGAAGACAATTCAGGAACGCCGGTTTGCGGCGTTTGCAGCAGAGTAGAGCAACGGTAGCTCACTTGGTTCATACCCAAGAGGTAGCAGGTTC